ATAATGAATTTTATTCACGAATCCTAGCATCTTTAGGACAATTTTCATAATCTGTTTTGAATACACAATACTTGCAATTTTTATCGCCTTTACCTGATATTGCCATATATTTTTTTTCGGCATTGCGATTTCCGTCCAAATCAAAACATGATTCAACAAATGCATCAATTTGTTTTTGTACTTTGCGTTGTGTTACTGTTCCTGATGCAGGTTTAAAGTTTTGCACTCGCTTTTGTGGAAACATTGATTCTTCAATCATTTTTCGTTTCACAATAAAGAATTCAACATCAATTTTTTCTATAGGTGTACCAAATTGTTGTGCAAAGTAATTTTTATATGCAATTAGCTGTGCTGCTTTTAAATTGTCTGCTTTTTGATATTTGTTCCAACCTTGTCGGGATGTTTTTATATCATATATTTCAATGTTGCCGGTAGGAACGTGTCTAATAACAACATCAATAAACCCATACCAAAATACAGATGGATTTGCTTTTGATGCTGGAGTACATAGTTCCATTTCAATTGCTACTAATTCATAATTTTTGCTAGAAAAATATTGTGAACGTCTTTTTGCAAACCAATCAAAAATGGCAACGCCATCTTCTAAATATTCCGCCATTTGCAAGGCAGTTGAAAAATGAACTCCTCCTGATTCTGCAACACATCGAGCATATTCTTCGCGAAGTTTATTTGTCAATACTTCTTGAAAATTTATGTTTTCTGCTTTCTTAACTGAATCTGTATACAATACCGTTAGAAAGTGTTGAAATGTTTCGTGAAAGGCAGTTCCAAAACATGTATCAATTGATGCTTGGAATGGGGCTAGTCCATCAATGTATGCCAACTTCCAGGATAGGGGACATCGTTCATACATGGACCATTGAGAATATGATATCTTTCTAGGTACGGTTGCTGCATCGCGTATTGATAAACGATATATAGGAGCTAAATAATTTCCGGATTTCATATGGTTGGAATAATATCGTTAATGCATGTATCTAACAATTCTTGTTTTTTGCTAATTATATCATTATAGAATTCATCAGTAAAACAATCATCCTCATCTTTATATTCAGAACCTTCGAAAAATTCTTCATCCGGATTAAAATATTCAATATTGCGTGATTGTTGATTTGATGCACATGCACCCACAAAGCCAAATCCTTCATCTTCAAATGTTCCTTGTATTTTTGCACCTGGGTATTCAATACGAAGAAAATCAGATAACTTCCAAAATAGTTTATCCGGGAAGTCCCATGCAGTTGTCCATGAAATATGCATAGTAGTTTCAGACTGATCTACATCATCAAAATAAATCCATTTAGCACCTAAATTTTCAATGTAGTATGCATTGGTATCTTGTTTGTCTGGATATAAATTATCTAACATGATATTGCAACATGCTTCAATGTGTGCACCAAACGTTGTATTTTCAATAGTCGGAGTATGTCCAATCCATTCCGAAAATTTTGCTGTATCTTGCTGATTTATAAATTCAATGTCTAATTGAGTATAAACATGATTTGCCATAACTTTTTTATATAATATATAAAATTTTATTGCATATTCAAACCTATAACGGCATTACATCTGTAGAAATAAAGGGGTCATCTAGATCTAGGTAATCTGGTGTTACCTTAATATATTTATGTTGTTGCTCTTGTAGATAAATGTCAATTAAGTCTTGAGTCTTTGTTAAATCTTCCGTAAAGGAACCTTTATGTCGACATCTTACAACACGTTTAATGATATCAAATTCATACGCGTTTAATGCCCACTCTTCAGCAAATTTATAAAGGCTGTCTTTACCTCTGTAATGTGATTGTGTATGTATATTGCTCATTTGATTCCTTTTAATAATTTTTTCTTGTCGCCATCGCTATATCCATATAACGTTAAGATTTGTTCACATTCAGCCGTATTCATTAATTCTACATAATCTGCAGCTTCATACAAACTAATTTGATAATGTTCTGCAATTTGTGCAACTAATGCTTTATCGAATTTATCTTCTGATTTGCCTTTTATGTATTTTGCATATGTTTTGTTAGTAGGCAATAAATCATAATACAATCGATAAGTTTCTTGTGGCCGTAATAATCCAATTGTATATGTTTGAAACTCATTAATAAGTTCCGTCAGCTCCATACGCATTGATAAGAATCGATTTGTCATGAATGGACTAAATGCTTTTTGATCCATATCAGTCCATGCAGACCATTCTTTCTTTTTATGAGTAACACCATCAATAAAATCAAACAATGTTGCCGCTTTAATAGTATTAACTGATTTAGTAACTTTTTGCTTTGCCATTATAATTTATATCGTTTTCTGTATTGATATTCTAGTTCTTTGCCGATTCCTAATTCCAAAATAATTGAAGTCTCCGGAATTCCTATTATTCGTTTAGCTGATAAAATATCATCAATTGATTTGTTGCGAAACGTTTTTATTTTTGTTTTAGCATTAGCTCTATTAGATGTTTTAAATATAACAGTTACCATGCTTTTGTGATACGATATCGACATTATTTTAAATTTCTCCTAGTATGTTTACAAACATTGCCATTATATTAATTTCTTTATCAACTACACTAGCATCTTTAAATTGTGATTCTGCAATAATCAAAATGCATGGAGCAATGTGGCCGTGAGCAAATTCATCCAAATTATCATACAAGAAAGTATACATTGGAGTAAAGTCTCTAACTTTGCTGTCGGCAATGCATTGTCTAATTTTAGTGAATGCAACTTTTTTATCTTTAGAATCCTTAAGCATTTCAAGCACCTCAGTCATATAATTTGCTTGTATTGCACTTGCCTTGTCTAATGTTAATCGATTTTCAATTACACAACTTTGAGCTGTATTAATTGCTCTACGAATATCTGGATATGATGCATTAATGATTGCTGCAATATCTTTGATGTCATATTGCACTTGTTTTTCTTCTAATACCGATACTAGTCGCTTTGCTACATCTGTTTTGTTGGGAGGCATAATAGCAAATGTCTGACAACGTGATTGAATTGGATCAATAATCTTTTCAACATAATTGCATGTTAAAATAAAACGTGTTGTTTTGCTATATGTTTCCATCAAGTTACGAAGAGCTGCTTGTGCATTAGGTGTCAAGTAATCTGCTTCATCTAAAATAATGATTTTCCAACGTTTAAATCCAACTGTTGATGCATAACGTTTAATCTTATCTCTAACTGCATCAACTGAGTTTTCATCTGATGCATTAATATACATTAGATCAGCATCGACGCTATTTGCAATAATCTTTGCCAATGTAGTTTTACCGGTTCCTGCCGAGCCGTAAAATAATAGATGCGGCACATCACCATTGGCAATAAAAATTTTAACTTTTTCGATGATATGTTCATTACCAATATATCCTTCTAATGTGTTAGGACGAAACGCTTCCGTCCATAATGTATTTTCTTGTTGTCCGTACATATGTTATTTTCCTGTTGATCCAAATCCTCCGGTGCCACGTTTTGTTCCAGTTAATGAATTGGATTGACTCCATTGTATTATTTCAATTTTATTCAATACAATTTGTGCAATTCTGTCTCCTGGCATAAACTCAACAACAGTTGAACCATGATTTATTAATATTACTCCTATTTCTCCTCGGTAGTCAGCATCAATAGTACCAGGAGTATTCAATACAGTTATTCCTTGTTTCAATGCTAATCCGCTTCTAGGTCTTACTTGTATTTCATATCCAATTGGAATTTCTACATAAAGTCCCGTTTTTGCTAATACTCGTTCGCCCGGGTTTACTGTAAGTTTATCCACACAACGAACATCCATTCCTGCGCTACTAGGAGTTTCATAAGCCGGCAGCGCATTGGGTGATTTATTTACTATATCTATCTGCATATTAATTTTGTAACATTACTAACCAATAGCTAGATTCAAAATCAGTTCCAACAAAATCTATTCGCGATAATCCATCGGGAGAAACATGCAATTGTCCTACGTCGCCTTTATTTGCAACTAATACTTCTTTTAATTTGTCTGCCGAAAAGCATACAGGCTCCATATCGTCAGCCGTTGTTGTTCCTACTTCAAAAGTAATGTTATCGGAATTAACTGTTGTATAATTGATAATAAATTTAACAACTCCTGATTTAACTTGTACTGCAAAATTCTTTGCGTCTGGTAATGCATTTTTTGCTTTAATGAATTTGTTAATAAAGTCATCATTAACGGCAACTTGTACAACATATTCTGGTTCTGCATTAATGCTTGGAACTGCTGGAATAACCGTTGTATCTGCTAACATGAATGTTGCGCGGGTACTTCCTTCCGAAATACACATTGCATAATTCTTGCCTGCTGCATCTTTAACTTCAATTTCAATTTTTTCACCTAATGCACTTAACATCTTAGTTAATGCACCTGTATGATTGATACCTAACATACCCTTCATGAAAGGAGTTGTATTCCATTGAATCTTACCAACTACGGTTTGATCCATGTCGATTAATTCACAGCCGACACCTGTTTCGTTTTCTTTAAGGATAACTGCCTCGCAATTTCCTGCTAAATAATAACGATTAATAAATGATTGTAATTTGCTTTTTTCCATTGTTTTATTTGTTTTTTAAAATGTAAAGTATTTATTGAAATTTTCGGCATCAGTGGTTGATATGCTACTTCCACCAAACTTTTTATATGTTTTAATATATTTTTCATATGTTTGTAATGCTGCGTCGGGATCGGCAAACATTTCATGTAGTGACAAGATAACATCATACAAGTCTCTTGGTACTACTGTTTCTAGCAATTCTACATGGCTGTCTACTAGTTGATTGATTTCCTCTGCACATTGCACATATAAATGCACATTGTGAACAACCATTCTTGGCATAGCTTCTTGTGAATATCTATCTAATCCAGCATCTGTTTTTCCGCCTAACAAATCATATGTAAAGTCGGTGCATGCTGGACAATGTAATGCACATGGTACATGTTGTGATAGATCAATAGACACTTCTCCTATTTTTCCTTGACGAATATGAGCTTGTCTTCTATATTCAGCATTTTTAGGAAAATACAATTCCGAAAAGGTTTGTGTTTTATAATTTGCTGAATGAAGATATGTTCCGAATACTGGATATTGTCCTGGCGATGATGAATCCGTTGTTACATAGATTCTATTGCCATAATTTTTATTCATTAATTTTTGCAATGTTGCTAGAATAAAAAAGTCGGATATTTTGCTAATACCCAATAAGTGCAAATATTCTAGTCTAGGATTTTCAAATGTTTTTTCTTTGAGCATCAATGCAACTGCAAACATAAAGTCTACTAATTTTTGTGGACCTCCAATCGCCCAACCTTGAAAATCAAAATGCTTAAATTTATGATACCACCAAGTATATTCATCAGTGTTAGATCCTTGCAACATGTTAAGGTATTTGGTCTTACCACTTTGATGTTTTTCAAAATAAGCAAAATTGTCATAACTAATGTCAGCACATTCTGCAAATTTATTTCGATATTTTGTTTTAGGTGGAATATCTAAGTTTGCTGCTACATCACTATTAGCTTCTAACCAATGAAATATTTTTTCGCGCAATTCGTTGCTATATGGTAATGCTCCGGTTGCTATCTGATATCCACCTGAGTCTCCAAACACTAACACATCTTTTTCTAAGCCCATCGTGTCTCGGAAATCCATTTTCTTGTAATGGTGTCCTGCTGTGATTAGAAAATATGGATGTCTCCACTTATCTGGATATCTTGAATCGAAGAACTTTACCGGGTCTCCATTTTCAAATTTCATATCTTTCTTGAATGCCGAGACCATTGAGCCTGCAGACAACGACGGAAAATATATGAACCGCTTATCTTGTTCTTTCATTGTTTTTATATTCTTTTAGTAAATTAATTAATCTTGTTGCTGAAAAAAATCGGTCATGTAAATAATTTGTTAATTTAGCAATATCATTTGTTAAGTCTTGTTGTTCATATTTTAATATTGCAGCCACAGCCTCATTTACTGAATCTGCATGTTTAAACATAGGATGATACATTTCCATATATGATAATCTATTAGGAACAATTGTACATGCTCCTGCACAAGCTGATTCATACATTGAAATTCCCAATGTTTCTTGATCTGCAAATGATACTGCAAACTTTGCTCTTTGAAGAAGTTCATGATATTGTGTTTTAGTCAAATTTAGATCCATTGCTACAATAAATTGATAATGTGCTAATTCTGGCTGCGATGCTAATTCTTGAAACAAATCTAATCGTTTTTCAGGTGCTATTCGGTGCGGGAAAACAATAATATTTTCTTTTTCATTAAATGGTTTAGGCGTAATCATATTATGGGTATATTCCATTGGCCAACCCGTTTGATCAAACGTTGAATTTAAAAATACATCATATGTTTTACATATCATTTGAAAATGTGCTGCGGTTGCAATCCAATTATGATCTAATGCGCCAATAAAGGCTTGTTCAGCGTGCCTAATCCATGGTTTATCTCCTACGAGCCGACCTAAAAAATCATTCGGGTCATATGAACCCGCGTGCCAAAGTCCGTGCATTACAACCGGAATATTTAGAAGTTCACTCATATACTTTACATTGATAATAGCTGGGTGCCAAGCATCTGTAAATATAATATGGTCTCCTGCGGCAATCTTACCCAATGTAAACAATTCAGACAACTTGTGAAGCTGTGTTGCTTTATACATGTTAGTACCACCAAAGTTTAAAAATGCGCCAGGTGTTGTTGATTTTGGAATTGTATGGTCGCCTTCTATAACTTGAACATCAAATCCATTGTCACGCAATAGTTGTGGAACATGTGTCTTCCACTCGCAAGTATACCGTGTCGGTATTGATTCTAGGTCTACTAAAAATATTTTCATGTTATCTTTCAATTGATGCTCCATTTTCCCAATCTTCCCAAACTTCTACTTTATACAAAGCCGGAAAGGACTCTAACAACCATTCGCCGATCATTTCACACGACATTGATCCAAATTCTAATACATTTGTTTCAGATCCGGAAAATCCAATTCGTAAACCTTTTTGTATTTTTCTGTTTAGCAATATAAATTCTTCATCGCGATCGGTATGTGTTACTTTTGCATAACAACGAAATCCAAACATGTGTCTATGTCTATCCGATAAGAATGCTACTTGTGGAAATACGTCTTTTGCATCAGGCCAATTATGAAATCCTTCGATGCTAAATGTTACTATTATACTATAGTTCATCTACAGACTCAGTTACAGATTCATCTACAGACTCAGTTATAGGTTGATCTACAGCTGGATCTACTTCGTATATTATACTTGTTTTAAGTAAATTAATTAATGTTGATAATTTAGCTGGGTCTGTAATTCGTATTGTTGGGTATGTATTATATACATCAACAAACCAATCATTAGCTTCCGGTGAATCATATGATGCATTTGATACTAATGCTAACCCATCTGCAATTTGATAAACATAATAATGCCAATCAGCTTGTTCAACTGTTTGATCGGCATCTTGTTCGGCTTCACCATATAATTTGTCAAAGCCAAATTCTTGTAATTTTAATTCAGTCATAACTTTTTATTTAATATAAAAAAATATTGTTAAAGATCCAAATTTATGCTAATGAATCTGCTATCAATTGTTTGTATTTAGTTGTTGACCATCCATGGTCTCTGTTTAGGTATTTTATAGGAATGTTTAATTCATAACCAGTATAAGTTTTTCCTACATAATCATCACCTAGGAACCGAACATCAAAGTCTCCTTTAACTAGAGCCTCGTAAAGATCAGCTTCTGTTTGGTATGGAAATACAAAATCAACTTGCCTAAGTGAATCAAGTATCTTTACTCGGTCGCTCCAATGTAATATTGGTTTAAGTTTTTCTGGTCGTTCAATGGATGGGTCTTCATGAAGACATACTATTAATCTATCGCAGTGCTTTTTGCATTCATCAAACATGGCAATGTATCCTGGATGTATTACATCAAAGTTTCCTGCTATAACTCCTCTTATCATTGTTTATCTCTATCAAATTTATACATATCCGGGACAACATGTTGCATATTATGCACCGTTGTACAATACAAAGAATAATCTGCATATACAACCTTAATGCTGTCTGATTGTTTTAACAATGCGGCATCCGTACAATTTAACATTAACAAGATGTGTGCACGAATTCGAATCATTGGAGGTATCTTTTCTAACATACCGGGAGTAACTTCAATTGTTATGAAACTAGTATCAGAAATCATTCTGAATACCGTAGCCCATCGATCATCGTCGATCAATTGGGCGGTTGCACCGGAACAAAAATAAACGTGTGGATTTTTTCCTGCTACAATTCTGTCTAGGGCTTTAATGTCTGCAATAAACAATGTTTCGATATCAGTGTAACGGCCTTCTATTTCTTTGCCGTACCAATGTGTTTTATAACCAATCATACTATATTATAATAAATGTATTTATATTATCCAACCTTTATAACAGTAAAAAAGTGCTAACATTGCTGCTAGCACTTTATATTATTTAATAGTTTGATTCGTTATTTGGTCTTACAGTGAAATGATGATATTTAACATTTTGCGAAGCTAATTCTGGA